GGAAGTTTTACCTTCCTTGGCGGGTACGTTGTACCTTTTGGCAGAAGTCCGACTCGATCCTCCGTCTCGACGGTTAGTGATAATATACATGCTGTACTAGTGTGTACGAGTGTCTAAGCTTGTGAGAATTCAAGCCCCTATTTCCGGTTGGAACACTTAGTTTAACTAAGTGCCCGGTTCAGTAGGGTCATCTCTTCTTGCTTCCACCGCACGGGCCGTAATGGTTATCCATTAGAAAGCGGCGCGGCCCCCTTTACTGATTAAGAAGAAGTATTAGTACATGAACCCTAATGAAGAAAACAATTTCTCTTTTAGAGCCACAACGTACTAACTCCCCCCTAAAGGGAGGATGAAATGGGAAAGAGACAAATGTCGTTAAGTTCAATATAAATAAACTTAGCAATTTTGCTCGGATCCTACTTTGACTTCTCTCTGAAACAGACACGAAACGCTATATCTTTCAAATGATATCCTCTTTCCATGTATTGAACAAGGAAAGCGGTACTTCCTTTTTGGTTGGTTACCTTAAAGAAAGTCATCGTTTGATGATGAAAGCAGTTAGTGGTAAACCCGAAGAGTGTAGTACGACTCCTAGAGTTGCCACTAGGCGTGGATTACCTTTGATAATTCCGGGTGCTCTTAGACTTCGTATAGAAGCCAAAGAAACATCCATAATTACACTGGTATTAAGTATCCTGACGATTTATCGAATACTTCATGTTCCTGGTGTTTTAAAATTGAACACCATTACTGATAAATTCTCTGGTATTTTACCAACAATACCTAAAGTATTTATTCAGACTGGATTAAAGCGTCTCCGTTGTTACGGATATGCTCTTATACCTAGTAAGGAACTATTGAGTACCGTTAAAGCGGGCCCAAATTCAAAAATAGCTGTTCAGGGGTTAACCCTGGATGCATATGCATTCAGAGAGAATCCCTGGCTATTGGAGAAGTTTGAAGCCGTATCTCGTCATACAGGTCCGGAGATCTTTGATTTATTAAAATCAGAGATTTCTAACCTTACTTCATGGACTAAGTCTTTAAATCATAAAGATAAGTCAATCCTATCCAACCTTAAATTAGGTCGGCTAGCACAGAAGGAGGAAGCTGCAGGGAAAATTAGAATCTTTGCAATAACAGATATATGAACTCAGTCCATACTCTGTCCATTGCATGATATGATTTTCCGGATCTTAAGGACCATTCCAATGGATGGTACCTTTGATCAGCTTTCTCCTCTTCGTAGATTAACAGAGAAAGGTCATAAGACCTATTACTCTTTTGATCTATCTGCTGCTACGGATAGACTTCCTATAGATCTCCAAGTTGACGTATTATCAGAGTTAATTGACTCTGAGTTTGCGAAAGCTTGAAGAGACTTACTCGTAGGTAGGGCGTGACACCTTGACGGTGTTCCGTACTATTACGCAGTTGGTCAACCTATGGGAGCGCTATCTTCTTGGGGAATGCTTGCACTAACTCATCATGTGTTAGTTCAAGAATCTGCAAGGAGGGTTGGGTGGTGTAGACTGTTTACAGACTACGCAATTCTCGGTGACGACATTGTTATTTCTAACAAAGAAGTTGCCGATGCTTATCTCGTAATGTGTAATGAATTAGGTGTAACTATCAACCTTTCTAAAACTTTAGAAAGTGAGATAGGTGTAGCCGAATTTGCTAAAAGGTTGGTACTAAGTGAAACAGATGTTTCACCATTACCTCCCAAATTAGTTTCTAGTTTATTAACAAATAAATTAGCATTACCATCGATCCTTCGGGATATGATTAGTCGGGGACTATCTGACAAAACTAATAATTTTGTTGAGGTAGCCAAGACAGATAAAACCATCAAAGAGAATATTCTATGAGAAATCATAGGACCTCTAGGTTTTATCCAAGCGACTGGTATCTCACCATTTCTGGGAGAGAGAGCGCTAGGTCTTGAAGAGCTTAAAGCTCTTGTCTCGGCTGTTACTCAAGTTG